GTAAACCTATTCTTTCATAAGCATCTTCTATGATTTCATCTATAGAAAAATTCTTATCAAATATAGCTGTTCCAGAGGTAGTGTTAGCCATTTAACCTCCTATTTGTCTAGCAATATAGTAGCTTCAACGTTTGCACCAATTGCAGATACTGTCATGCCACTTTCAAAAACAACTCCATCTTCTGGAATATTGAAAGCAAAAACATCACCTGCAGGGCAAGCTGTTTGAAATATAGTTACACTGTTTGATTGCAAAGTAATTGATTGAGTATCAGTAGCGTGATCATTTTCTAAAATGATTCCTCTTAATCTAGTTCTACCCGCAAATACTGCACCTGTTCCTGTAACTCTAACTGCTTTTACGTCACCCTTCATAATTTTATTCTCCTTAAAATTTAAGTATGGGCCCAAAGGCCCATACTAAATTAATTATTAACTTACTGCCGCACTAAACGGTGTAGCTAAGTCACCAGTACCACCAGTAACTACTGAAACT